TTGCTGCACACAAGTATACAGGCGCACAAGAGATTATGCAACGTATACGCTATCTCTATGAAATGTGCCCAGACCATATACGTGCTGGTGTTACAAACTACAACAAAGGTAGTATTGAATTTGAAAACGGATCGCGTATTGTTAGTGCTACAACGACAGGTAACACAGGACGTGGTATGTCCATATCATTACTATACTGTGATGAGTTTGCATTTGTACAACCAAATGTTGCTATTGACTTTTGGACTTCTATATCTCCTACACTAGCAACTGGTGGACGAGCAATTCTTACAAGTACACCTAACAGTGACGAAGATACATTTGCTACAATTTGGAAACAAGCAGAAGATAAGTTTGACGAACACGGTAATGAACAAGAACTAGGTGCTAATGGATTTCACAGTTTCCGTAGTTATTGGGAAGAACATCCAGATAGAGATGAAAAATGGAAACAAGAAGAACTTGGGCGCATTGGTGAAGAAAGATTCCGTCGCGAATACGGCTGCGAATTTCTTGTATATGAAGAGACACTTATAAGCGCAATTAAATTGGCGCTAATGAATGGATCAACACCGTTAGTTAATATGGGACAAACACGTTGGTATAAGAAACCGACACCGGAGTTTACATATGCAGTTGCCCTTGATCCTAGTATGGGTACTGGAGGAGACAATGCTGCAATACAAGTGTTTGAATTACCTAGTTACGAACAAGTTGCTGAATGGCAGCATAACACAACAGCTATCCCCGGACAAATAAGAGTGCTTGCAGATATATGTACATACTTACAAACAGAGACTCAAAATACTAATGGCATCTACTGGAGTGTTGAAAACAACGGTATAGGCGAAGCATGCTTACTTGTTATTAATGACTTTGGCGAAGAGAATATACCTGGACTATTTGTAAGTGAACCCATGCGTAAAGGACATGTACGAAAGTTCCGTAAAGGATTTAACACTACACACGGCACTAAGATTACAGCATGTAGTAGACTTAAAACAATGTTAGAAAATGACAAAATGACTATACACAGTAAACCGTTTCTGTCAGAACTTAAAAACTATATTGCAACTGGATCTAGTTACCAAGCCAAAGGCGGCCAAAGTGACGACTTAGTAAGTGCCACACTACTTGCAATAAGAATGATGGCAGTGCTTAAAGACTGGGACCCGGCAATTTATAATACCTTCAATCAAGTAGATCAAATTGAAGATTATGAAACACCGATGCCGATTTTCATTAGCTCAAACTATTGATAAAGATAAATACATTATAATGAAAAATTTAAATCTAATAGCAGAAGAACTTTTTAATAAGATACGTGGACGCTTTCCGAGTGTCACGTTAGGTGACGGCGAAGGCAAAGTTACTAACATTCCTAAAGATGCACGATTCTTTGACTTTGACTATAAAGAAGGCGCAATTAACTTAGGAAAAGTAAGTGTAAGTTTAGCAGAGAACAGTGTTGAAATCATGTATAGTGATAACTTTGTATCTGAGCAAGATGAGCTTACTAAGGAAAACTGGTATAACTTTTTAAAGGAAATACGACAGTTTAGTAAAAAAAGATTAATGTCGTTTGACACAAGAAATATAAACAAGTCAAACCTTGACAAAAGAGATTATAAGTTTTTAGCACAGAACCGCGGAGAAGAAACAATGAGTGAATCAAAAATGTACGGCACAGGCCGTGTAAGTTATCAGAAAGTTGACGGCGCTAGATTAGTAGTTAAACATACTGAAAGTGTTAACACTGAGATTGCAGGAGGACGCACACGCAGTATTGGTAAAATATATATCGAAAGCGCAGACGGCGAACGTTTTATGTATCCGTTCAAACACCTAAGTGGTGCAAGAGCAATGGCACGCCACGTAGCAGAAGGCGGCAAACCTTTTGATGAGTTTGGTACGCATATTGTAGGTCTAAGTGAAGAGATGAATAAACTCCGCAAGTTTAAATCTTACATGGGCCGCAATGCTGTAATGGCAGAAAGTTTAGCTGGATATAGTGATGCTGTTAATGATCGTATTAAGTTAGTTAAACGTACTATTGAATCATTACAAAAGCCAAAGTTTTACGCAGAAACATTTAAATCATTTGCTCCGGCAGTAATGGAAGATGTTCCTGCAGACGTTAAAGAAAATTGGATCGACCAATTAACAATTAAACAGTTTAATGAAGAATTGTCAGATGTATTTCCGTACATTTATAATTTAGTAAGTGAAGCAACAAAAGCAACAGAACTATCAGCTGAAGATTTACTAGGCGAAGGTCCGATTGACTGGGCTAAGGGAAAAATTAACGACTTCAAGCAAGGCCGCAAAGATAGGTCGCAACAGTACGATCAAGACTTACACATACTTAGAACAATTCTTGCTCAAAGTGGCATGGACAAATTTGATATTAATAATATTGAACAAAGTTGTAACAACGATCCAAGAGTATGCTTAATTAAAACAGTTAAAAGCACAGGTGCTGAATTAGGTGATATGGATCAAGAAGTATCGCGCATTGCTAAAGAGTTAGGCAGTGGATTTACAACTAGCAACGCAATGGGCAAAGAAAGTTATGAATCACAACTAGAAGATAGTTTTGAAGATATGATGGGACAATTTGCAGAAGCTAAAGAAGAAACAAAGGTATGTAAAGACTGCGGAGACACCTTTAACAAGCCTACTACAGATTGTAAGCATGACTCTCATGACCCGAAAGGCAGTCATTGGGTAGATGCAAACAACAACGGTATTGGTGACTTAGACGAAGGCAGCAAGGCAGGAAAAGAACAAAAGATTCCAGTAAGTGAATTTATTCTTAGTATGTTTGATCGCGATGCAGGAAAGTTTCCAAAAGGTGAAACAGCAATACTAACAGCAATTGAAAAAGATTACGGTGAGCAATATATTAATCCTGGCAAAGCATTTATTGAAGCTATTACTGCTAAGTTTGAAGAACTTAATGCAGGCAATAGCAATATGCTAGGCGAAGGCGGCGACGAAGAGATTTTCTTAGACTTCAGCAAAGAGTTAACAGACGTTGAACGTACAGACGATACTGAAGAATTTACTGCAAAACTTGACGGATTAGGTTTTAGAGCTGGGTCAGAAGAAGAAATTGATCTTGAAGGCATACCTGTTAATGTTACAATAAACGCAACTGGCTATGTACAAGAAGGTGAATTTGAAATTGTTAGTGTTACTGGCGACGATGGTACACAGTATGTACTAGACGAAACTGACACTTGGGATATTTATAACTTGACCGAGTTGTTCAGTAACGCACTAGCAACTGAAGATACAAACATGTACGCATCACAAAATAATACTGTAATGGAACCAACGATACAACAAGACGAAGAACTAGGCGATATACGTAGACTTTCAGGCATATAAAATAATTTAAAGAATTTGGCAGATTTCACTTGACATCTGCCTTATAATGTTGTACAATATATACTGTACTGTATGACAACAGGCAACTTGTAGCATTACGCTACAGCACATAGGCACTAACAGGAGGCATTAAACTATGGCATCATTAGCAGAAATCAGAGCGAAGCTCAAAGAGCAAGAAGCAAACACAGGTGGCAATCGCAACAGCGGTGGCGACAAAGCAATTTACCCATTTTGGAATATCAAAGAAGGCGAATCAGTAACGATGCGTTTCCTTCCAGACGGTAATGCAGATAACACATTCTTTTGGAAAGAACGTTTAGTTATCAAACTTCCTTTTGCAGGAGTTAAAGGTGAAACTGATTCACGTCCGGTACAAGTACAAGTACCGTGTATGGAAATGTATGGCGAAAGCTGTGCTATTCTAAACGAAGTACGTGGTTGGTTTAAAGACGCAAGTCTAGAAGACATGGGTCGTAAGTATTGGAAGAAACGTTCATACATTTTCCAAGGCTTTGTAAACGATAACCCGATCAGTGAAGACTCTCCAGAGAATCCAATTAGACGTTTTATTATTGGTCCTCAGATCTTTCAAATCATTAAGGCAGCACTAATGGATCCAGACATGGAAGAATTACCAACAGATTATACTGCTGGTGTAGACTTCCGTCTAAACAAAACATCCAAAGGTGGTTATGCTGACTATGGTACATCAACTTGGGCACGTAGAGAACGTCCGTTAAATGACGCAGAGATGCAAGCAGTTAACACACACGGTCTATATAACTTTGACGAGTTTCTTCCAAAGAAGCCAGACGAAGTTGCGCAGAGAGTGATGAAAGAAATGTTCGAAGCGTCAGTAGACGGTGAAGCATACGATGCAGATCGTTGGTCACAATACTTCCGTCCAAGTGGCATGCAAGCACGTACAGGTGATCCAACTAAAGCGGCAAGTTCAGGTGCAACAGCTATGAGTCAAAGTGCTCCAGTAGCAGCACCAGTAGCAGCACCGGCAGCGGCACCAGCGGCAGCACCTTTTGAGGCAGATGTAGCAACAGCAGAAGCAGCTATTGCGGCACCAGCGGCAGAAGCTGCACCAGCCGGCGGCGCAAGTGATATACTTGCAATGATCCGCTCACGTCAAGCACAATAAGAAAACAACACCCTCTGGGCTAATAGCCTAGGGGGTTACTTTCTAGCTTTTTTATTAGGAGAAAACATGGCTAAATCATTTGATGTTAGCAAGTTCCGTAAGGACTTGACTAAAAGTATCTCAGGCATGAGTACTGGATTTAACGATCCTACTGATTGGATTTCAACAGGATCATATGCACTAAACTATCTTATCTCAGGAGACTTTCACAAAGGTGTTCCGCTAGGTAAGGTTACTGTGTTTGCAGGTGAATCAGGAGCAGGTAAGAGTTATTTCTGTTCAGGTAACATTGTAAAACACGCACAGGATCAAGGTATCTTTGTAGTCTTAATTGACTCAGAGAACGCACTTGATGAGAGTTGGTTACAGGCTCTACAAGTTGACACTAGCCCAGAGAAATTACTCAAGCTAAACATGTCAATGATTGATGATGTAGCAAAAACTATCTCAACATTTATTACAGAGTATCGTGCTATGGCGGAAGAAGACCGTCCTAAGGTATTGTTTGTAGTTGACTCATTGGGTATGTTACTAACACCTACTGATGTTGATCAGTTTAACAAAGGTGATATGAAAGGTGATATGGGTCGTAAGCCTAAAGCACTAACTTCATTGGTCCGTAATACTGTTAACATGATTGGCTCACTTAACGTAGGCTTAGTATGTACTAACCACACTTATGCATCGCAGGATATGTTTGATCCTGATGATAAAATCAGTGGTGGTTCGGGCTTTATCTATGCATCAAGTATTGTTGTTGCAATGAAAAAGATGAAGTTGAAAGAAGATGAAGACGGCAACAAGATCTCAGAAGTTATGGGCATCCGTGCTGGTTGTAAAGTAATGAAGACTCGCTATGCAAAGCCTTTCGAAGGTGTGCAAGTTAAGATTCCTTATGAAACTGGTATGAATCCTTATAGCGGTCTAGTTGAATTATTTGAGAAGAAGAACTTGTTAGTTAAGCAAGGTAATCGACTCAAGTACATTAATCTAGCAGGCGAAGAAGTTCTTGAATATCGCAAAGCATGGATGATTGGTGGCAAACTTGATCAGATCATGTTAGAATATAACGAGAAAATGAAGCCTGTGGTAAATATCGACGAAGAAGGTAGTGAAGAAATTGACGCTGACTTAATTGATGAAAACATGGTTGAGGAGTAAAACATAATGGATGATACTCAAATTGTAGATGTGTGGACTTTATTTAAAGAATATATTGACAAGAAAGCACTAGAAATATCAGCTGAACGGTATGTTGATCTATTAGCTGACTACGGTGTAGCGGATGACGTTTTAACAAGTGCGTTAGGATCAGATGCTGTACTCGACGGCGCAATTAATTACTTTTTAGATGTTGATGAAGAAAACTACGCAGACGATGATGCGTGGGACAATGAGGATTAATAATGGGATGGTATAGCGAAGTATCACGAGACATATCTAAGATACCAAGTGCTGTACAGTTCTTTGAAGATGAGCTGATACAAGGACGTTTAGATGTAAAGCTCAAAGGCAACGTTGAACGTGCCGCAGCAAATATGCCCGGTATTGTTGAACAGCGTTTTAATCAACTTCAAGAGATTGAAGCAATCCTACACTACTTAAATATCGAGCTGCGTAGATTACGTAGCTCGTACTTTAAGAAATACTTAGAAAACTATCAACGAGCTCTGTCAAGCCGTGACGTTGAAAAATACGTAGACGGTGAGGCAGACGTTGTTGACTACGAAAAGATTATTAACGAGTTTGCACTAATGCGCAACAAGTGGTTAGGACTTTTAAAAGGGCTCGATCAAAAGCAATGGCAAATTACAAACATAGTTAAACTTAGAGTAGCGGGCATGGAAGATGCAAGTATATAATATTTTAATTGGCTGTGACCAATCTTATTATGATGACTGGGCTGTGCCATTATTAAATAGTATTCATCGACATAACCCGCAATTATCTTTGCATTGTCATATTGTAAATCCAACAGTTGAGAATTTTCTTGCTAACGTAAGTATTACTACTGAAACAAGAGAATTTTTAAACGACGAATCTAAAATAGCTTATCTACAAAGTGCTAGATTTGTTGCAGCCGATAGTAAATTTAGAAAAAACGAAAAAGTAATAATGATAGATGCAGATAGCATTTGCACTAGAACTATAAATGATATTGAATTTTCTAGACTATTTTCAAAACAGCACATACTACAACACCCTAAGGAAGCTAGGTGGCTAGCTGGGTTTGTAGTATTTCATGACACTGGATTTAGAGAAGAGTATATAAAAGAACTATGCAGCATTCCAGTAGACGACTGGAAGTGGGGACGCGATCAATTAGTGTTAAACGCCCTAGCAGACAAATGTAATTATCAAGTATTACCTAGAACTTGGATGAGCATTGGTAAGAATAAAAGTAACAGTGTATTCTTAACTCTAAAAGGCGAACAAAAAACTACTGATAAGTACTTAGGTATATATAAAAAGTATAAGGATAGTTAATGTTAGAAGATCATTTAGGTGGCCATCTCAATAAAACACATTTAGATGAAGGTGCTTTATTATGGTTAAAGAGTAAATTTAATGCTAAAACATATCTAGATATTGGCTGCGGCCCAGGCGGCATGGTCGAACTTGCAGAATCGCACAATCTTACAGCAACAGGAGTAGATGGCGATTATACTTTAGATCGATATAATCCAAACAATTTTATAATTCACGACTTCACCGCAGGCCCTGCTCCATTAACAGAGCAGTATGACTTAGGATGGAGTGTAGAATTTGTCGAACATGTGTACGAAGAATTTATTCCAAATTACATGCAAGCCTTTCAGCGGTGTAACGTAATAGCAATGACTTATGCTCCTCCAGGCTGGACAGGACATCATCACGTCAACTTGCAAGAAGAACAATACTGGATTGATAAATTAGCAGAATACAATTTAATTTACAATGCAGAATACACGCAGCAGTTACGTAACCACTCTACAATGAATCAGCACAAAAAGAAAAAGGCATTTGTTAAAAATAGAGGGATGATATTTATGAATATAAATATGTTATGAGATTCGATAATCCTATATATGATCATAACTTTACATTTCCTGACTTAGCCGACTTTCCTAGTTTAGAAAATGAATATAGATTCGATGATCGAATAGACACTGTGGGAGATATTGAATTATTAAAATCCTGTATTATAACTAATGATAAAATGCAATTTAACAATGTATTGTCGAGATATACTAGATTTAGTAAACGTTTAAATAAGAATATTTCAAAAATGTTTGATTTTTATACACACTTTGAAAATTCTAGATCTAGTAGTTCTAAATTATATGATACTTCTTTACTAACAGATGGTTACTATACAGATAAATTAAATTTAGAAGAAGTAATATTTAAACTACAATCTACAATAACCGATCTATATAAAATAGATGATTGGATGCCTCCGATAGGTACTATGGATCGAGGTAGTAAAGTAAGTACTCATGTTAAAAGAATAATAAATGAATTATTAAGCAAATCTAATATGCTTGACATTGCTAGTAATTATTTAGATGTAGGCAGGCAACTTCAAGTGGGCAGTGCATATCTGGTTGTTAGTACCCCAACAGACAATCATTGGAAGCAGTTTTTGCAAGACACTACTTATATAAGTAAGACAACTAATCTTCATATTGATCCTGTAGAGAATCAATTAAAAGTAATGATTTATTTAAATGACATTGATCAAGATAGTGGACCATTTAGTTATATTCCTACAAGCAATAGATGGGTACATGATCCATTACAAAATATAATAGGAAGAGCTGTTGCAACTGGCAACTACTGCAATACTCCAGAAGCTAGACAAGAAATATTTAAATTACCAAAATTTTTACGCATCAGTTATAACTTTGGTAGATCTTTAACTGATGATAATCCAGTGCAAAAAATATTATTAACCAAAGAAAAAATATTTACATCAACAAATGAAAATGTAATATTATTTGATCCAGCCGGTATGCACCGTGGTGGAATATGCAACAATAAACATAGGGTAGCAATACAAGTATTGTTAAAATAAAATGATGGATGATAAAGAATATCTAAAAAATGCAAACCTTACTCTTTCAGACAAAGTATTAAAGAAAAGAAGATTTAAATCTAATATATTAGATTTGCATATGAAAGAGTTTATGCTTGGACACGCAGTAAAATACCAAAGTAAGGATAAAGAAACAATTGATGTTGGAGCAAGCGTAGGATTATATGCTAGTAAGTTTGCTGAATACAGTAAACATGTACATTGCTTTGAAGCAATTCCTTTTGTACACGATCAAAGATTGTCTTTGTTATTAGATAGATATGATAATATTACTACATATAATTTCGCAGTTTGTGACAAAGAAGGTGAAAGCACATTTTACTTAGACGATAAAAAACTTGGAAATAACAGTTTTTCTAATCTAGTAGACGGGCAAGAAATTAAGGTCCAAACTACATTTCTAGACAAATACAACTTTTCTAATATAGGTTTTTTAAAAATAGATACCGAAGGTCACGAATTAAGTGTCTTAGAGGGAGCTATACAATTAATAGAAACACAGAAACCTACTTGTATGATAGAAATATATCCAGTTTTTAATAACGGCCCGGTTGATAGCACTTTTAAATTTATGTTAGATACTGGGTTTTATAATTGTTTTTATAATCATCGAGGCGAAGGACTAAAGGAAATAACAAGTATACAACATGGCGTAGATATTTCTCACAGCGAAATTACTATACATGATGGCGACTTTTTGTTTGTAAGTAAATGAACATTGAATTCGGCTGCGGCGAAGCGCCTACAAAAGTAGGATATAAAACTTGTGATATTAGAGATGTTCGCGGTGTAGACTTTGTATGCAATGCTTGGGATATTAAAAAGCATGTTAACGAACACACAGTTGATAATATATTTTCTAGACACTTTTTTGAACACCTAACATTTCCACAAGGCGAATTAGTATTACACGCCTGGCTCTCAATATTAAAGCCAGGCGCAAGATGTGAAATGATGTTACCAAACATGACCTATCATATTAATCAGTGGATTAATAGAAACTCAGAAGAAACTTTTAATCATGCAAAGGCTGGCTTTTGGGGATGGCAACGAGAAGCTGAAGAGGGCAAGGTATGGGACATCCATAAAAGCGGATACGATAGATTAAGTCTAACCGAGCTTGTTGAGTCAGTTGGGTTTATTAATATTAAGAGTATACGAAGCAATAAGCATAAACATTTGCATTTGGAATTTTATAAGCCTTGAAAGAATTACTAGTATTTGGTATTAAAGAAATGTATAGGAACCATCCTATGCCTAACCTCCCCAATTTTAAATTAATATCTTGGAAAGATAAAGAACTGTTAGATTCTGCAGACATTTATATTCAACATAATATATTAGGTCAAAAAAGAAAAAGTCTTAACAAGTATTACCAATATATCTTAGATAGTAATAAACCTTTTATAGTTGCTGAGAGTGCAGTCTTTAGACGCAATATGATACAGCCTCCTTCGGAGTTTGCATATCATAGATACAGCTGGACCAGTTATTTTCAAGATGAAGGCAATTATTGTAATGCCAATAGTCCAGCAGATAGATGGCTACAAATTCAAAAAGATCAAAATATACAAATTAAAGATTGGCAAACCAACGGCGAATATGTGCTAGTAATATTGCAACGCCCCGGTGATAGTAGTTTAAGAAATCTTCTTGCAAAATATGAAACATATGAAGGCTTTGTAACTTATACACTTAATGAAATTAAAAGACATACCAATAAGCCTATACGTGTGCGTATGCATCCGTTAAGGCAAGCTCAGCAATTAGAAATATTAGAAAAATTTGATGTTGAAATAAGCACTAATACACATGGTGCAGGACTGCTTGAAGGCGGCGACGGTCTGTACGAAGACTTTAAAAATGCATGGGCAGTTGTCGGATTTAATTCAAATGCACTTACAGAAAGTGTGTGCGAAGGGATACCTACATTTAGCTTATGTCCTAGTTCAATGGCTTGGGATTGTAGTAATAAAAATTTAGAGAACTTAGACTCTCCGCTATTATTTGATAGGCTACAATGGCTTTATAATTTAGGATATTGTCAATGGCGTGAAGACGAAATTGCAAAAGGCGCACCTTGGTTCCATTTATCAAAACGTATATAAACTGCTCATATAAATATCTATATGAACAAAGTAGTTTTAGTCACAGGTGGATTTGACCCACTACACAGCGGGCATATTGCCTATTTCAAAGAAGCAAAGAAGTTAGGTGACCGGTTAGTAGTTGGCCTAAATTCAGATGAATGGCTTGAGCGTAAGAAGGGCAGGGCATTTATGCCTTGGAATGAACGCCTATGCATTGTAAACAACTTACAAATGGTAGACGAAGTTTTTACATTTATGGACGATGATGATTCTGCTATAAATTTTATAAAACAAGTTAAAGCACACTATCCCAACGATAAAATAATATTTGCCAATGGCGGTGACCGAACATCTGAAAACATCCCTGAGATGGCAGTTGAAGGTGTAGAGTTTGTATTTGGTGTCGGTGGAGAAAACAAAGCTAACAGTTCGAGCTGGATACTAGAAGAGTGGAAAGCGCCTAAGACAGAGCGCCAGTGGGGATATTATAGAGTGATACACGAATATAACGAACATACTAAAGTAAAAGAATTAGCTGTGCCTCCAAGAGGCAAACTGTCAATGCAACGTCATAAAGAACGTGCCGAGCATTGGTTTGTTGCAGAAGGTACTGCAACTGTATATACAATTAATAGAAATACAGACATAGAACCATTAGGTGTATATACACAGCACCAGTCATTGCATATACCTGTAGGTACGTGGCATCAACTTGCAAACGAACATGAAACAACACTTAAACTTGTAGAAATACAATACGGAACAAATTGCGTGGAGTCAGACATTGAACGAAGAGATTAAACCATTACGAGTTTATGTAGGTTGGGATAGTAGAGAAGATATTGCATACCAAGTATGTAAAAGAAGTATCTTAGATACTGCTAGTGTTCCAGTTGAAATTATTCCATTAAAATTAAAAGAACTAAGAAAACAAGAAGTGTACTGGCGCAGCGAAGATAAATTAGCTAGTACAGAATTTACATTTTCTCGATTCTTGTTGCCTGAACTAAACAAGTATAATGGATGGGCATTGTTTATTGATTGTGACTTTGTTGCTCTTACAGACATAAAGAAACTATTTGATCAATGCAACGACAAGTATGCATTAATGTGCGCTCAACATGATTATCAGCCTAAAGAAAGTACAAAGATGGATGGTCAGCGTCAAACTGTTTATCCACGTAAAAACTGGTCTAGTATGATGCTTGTCAATTGTTCACATCCTGCTAATAAAGAGTTAACAAAAGAATTAGTTAATGATGAAAAAACAACCGGCAAATACTTACATCGCTTTAGTTGGTTATCAGATAATCTAATTGGTAAAATAAGTCATGAATGGAATTGGTTAGTAGGACACTACAAACAACCTGCTGACGGCACCCCTAAATTTCTACATTACACCGAAGGCGGGCCTTGGTTTAAACAATGTCAAGATTGCGAATATGCAAATGAATATTATAAAGTAGAACGGCAGTATCTAAAAACAGAACATCACAACGTTGCAATGAAGTTAGTTACTGAACGTGCAAGTCCTAAAACAATTGAAGGACTAACTATACCTGATTATTTAAAAGAACCAATCAAGGCGCTAGCTTATTCGTCACTTGATCCAAATGGAGACTATTACGGATATACTAAGGAGAAAGCAATGGCATTAGTACAAAATAAATTTCACACTGAAAAGACCCATAAGGTTGCAGCAATATATAATGACGATTTAAATTATGATAATAAACCTTATGTATACGACGAATACTTAGAATCATTTAGTATAGGTATTAACGGTAAGCTTAGTACATGGGCAGCCGAAGTTAATACTAATTGCCCCATAGTTATTAGAGGCGTTGGCAAGTCAAGCAAAGAGGCTGTGATACATTGTTGGGCAACAGGAAGAGATTTTTACGCAATTGATACTGGATACTTTGGCAATTCAAAAAGTAAGTCAAAAGGATGGCATCGAATTACTAAAAATAATTTACAAAATTTAGGACCAATTATTGAACGCCCGCATGATAGATTACTTAATTGGAAATATAAAAAGTTTCGCCCAGGTAAAAAGATATTAATATGTCCTCCAAGTGAAAAGGTAATGAAACTTTTTAATCAATCTACGCCCGAAGCTTGGACTGCAACAGTTGTGGCACAACTAAGACAACTTACAGATCGTCCTATAGAAGTTAGAATGAAACCTACTAGAACTGAACGCATATTAAAAAATCAATCACTTGAAAACGCACTAAGTGAAGATGTACATTGCCTTGTTACCTATAATAGTATTGCAGCATTAGAAGCACTAATGGTCGGAAAGCCAGCAATTACACTAGGACCAAACTGTGCATCAATGGTATGTAATACTTCGTTATCAGATGTAGATAATTTACACACGCCAGACAAAGATGAAATGCTAGCACTAATGGCACACTTGAGCTATGCACAATTTAGTAGGCAAGAAATGATGAACGGTTTTGCCTGGGATACAATACATGAAAGTAGTTAGTTACTTTAATGTTGTGCCTTCTAAAAATAAAAGTCAAGAGAAACACGATATCTTAACTAAATTTATAGAAGGAGTCAATGCAGCCGGCGACACAGGCATACTTCATCAAGGCGATAATTTAATCAAAGCTGACGTTGGATTTATACAAGGCTGGCAACACGAGAGTGGCAAAAATGCCACACATTTGCGGCTACGACAAAGTGTAATAGATCGTACAGCAAATACTCATGTGTGTACAGCAGATGCTAATTTATTCCTTTATGCTAATGGGCGCAATGCGCCGCATCATTATTTGCGTTATAGTTTTAATGGAGTGTTCCGTAATACCGGAAACTACTTTGATGATAATGTTGATCCTGCAAGATGGCAACAAATATCTACAGACTGTGATATACAAATAGAAGATACTAAAAAGGACGGAGTACACATTCTTATATGTGCGCAGCGTGATAAAGGTTGGGCTATGGGTACTCTCGATCTCAATAGTTGGATATTTACAACATGTCAAGAAATTCGTAAGTATTCAAATAGGCCAATTGTTATTAGATTGCACCCTGGAGATAGACAAACACAAAGCCAGTCACCGCAAATGAAACTAAGAATACAAGCGCAGCTACACAATGTAACATTGAGTACACAAAAAGATTTAGACGATGATTTAAAAAACTGCCATGCTGTAGTTAATCATAATAGCAGCAGCATTGTAGGACCAGTAGTAAAAGGATACTCTGCATTTATTACAGACCCCATAAAGTCACAATGTGCAGAAGTTGCCCACACTGATTTTAGTTTGATAGACACTCCGATTGAATTTGATAGACTAGCTTGGCTAGAACGTATTAGTATGTTCCACTGGAAGTTTAGCGAATTAGTAGATGGCAGCGCCTGGAAACATATACGACAGTATGTTTAGTTTCTAATAACAGCCCAAGTATGTTTAGACTCTGTTCGAACAATTTCTACATCAACTCCTTCGGCTATTAATTCTTTAATGAATACATTTATAGCTTTTATCTTTACATCATCGAATACAATAAGTGTACTATCTTTAACCATAGAATAATCATGCTTGACTGTGTCATAGCTATGCCCGCCGTCGATATACACAAAATCAAATTTAGTAGACGACATTGTATCTGTAGTAAACCCTTTGTGTAGTTTATATGTTACATTCTTATGTTTTTTTCGTATCTTTGTTAACGTTCTCTCAGCAGCAAGAATTGTTGCAGGGGCTTTGCCATTACGTTCTTGTTTGTGAAATTCTTCACTAGCATTTTCGCCATCAAATATATCGTATCCATAATAAGTTAATTGTTCGACTTTGGGCGCGAAATGATTAATAAACTGTTTAGCAGTTCCGCCTTTGTGAGTGCCAACTTCGCCTATAAAGGCACATTTAGCATCGCCGATAATTGTTAGTATTGTTTCAAATAAGAATGGCTTCATTTATTTTTCCAATAATCCTCTGTGCGATTAACCATAATATCTTTTGCTCGAGAACTACCTTCATCTTTGCGAACGCCTTTCATATGATCAATCCATTTACCTAATTTAGTGTTTATTAATGGATGGCCGCCCCCGCCTGACTTTGCTTCCGTAAGATACATTTCGGCACTATAATCTAACACTGCTGGATGCAGTTGTTTCATCTTGTTTATAATATGTCCAAATATAAAACTATCATGCCATTCATCTAATAAAAACATTCCGTTTTCTGCGTCTTCATACATGCGCTCAAACTCTACTAAGAAATCTTGGCAGACGCCGTCATTTAAGTTCATCCCATAGAATCCGCACTCGGGCCACGTCTGTGATCCTTTGCCTCTGCCAACATATGTAATCCAACTAGTCTTTGGAAGTAGCTCGGCAAATTCTTCAAAGCTCCAATTATTGTGTACAAACGTGTCTGCATCCATCCACACACACCAGTCCTTAGAGCGTGTACAAGCGTCATACACAGCATAAGTCTTATTGGCGAATCGTACAGCGTCCCACTTAAACTCTTTGTTCCAGTCCCTACGAGTATTGCGCTGTGGTTCATTACTAACGTCACCGTTAGCTTTAGGTGTATCTTTCCATTTTTCTTTAAATGCATTTAGTTTTGGTAATGCTGTTCTAGCATCAATAATTTCAATTTGTCTAGGATCAGGATTAACTGGCATGCAATCTTCAACATAGCATAATAACTTAATACGTTTATCTACTCGTTGTGCAAAGCTATCTAAAAATCTTTGACCGTATGTTCTCATTCCAGCTGGATGAAAAGTTGTAACCACAGTTATGTTTGGCATGAGGTACTCCTTGTTAAATAGTATACTACTGGAGTATTTAACAATGATTTTTTGTCTGTATACAGATCATGGCGCACTTAATAGTAAACCTGTGTTTGAAGCATTTGCCAAAAGTTTAGTCGACACAGGACATAAAGTAATATATAACGAACCTTACCAGGTGTTTGGTCATTATAGCAATTACGATATTGCCGTCATATGGAGTGTACTATGGCAAGGAAGAATGGAAAAGAACAAAACAGTGTGGGAACAAAACCGCATGTTAAACAAACCAGTAATTGTATTAGAAGTCGGTGGCATGCACCGTGGAACAACTTGGAAGGTAGGATTAAATGGGATTAATAGAAGTGCTTACTTTGGGCCCGATAATAATAACGATGATCGCCATCGTCTACTCGGTCTATCGTTAAAGCCGTGGCGTACACAAGGAGAACATATTCTTCTGTGCGGCCAACATGACAAGAGTTTACAATGGACAGGGATGCCTGTACAAAGTAAATGGGTAATTGAGACTATTAAAACTATCCAAACACACAGTAAACGCCCTATACTATTCCGACCACATCCTAGATGCCCGTTACCGACTATTGAAAACGAATTTAAAAATGTTTATAGACAACAACCAGTACAACTGCCAAACAGTTACGATGACTTTGACATGGGATTTGACAACGTACATGCTACTGTAAGCTACTCTAGCAACCCGGGTGTACATAGTATCATTAACGGCATTCCAGCGTTTGTAGGCACCAGCTCGTTAGCATATGACGTTGCTAACGACATAGACTTCCTACACGATATAGAACAGCCTCTTATGCCAGACAGACAACAATGGCTTAATGACTATGCCCATACTGAATATACACTTGAAGAAATTGCACAAGGTATACCACTTAACTACTTGACAAATATGATGTAATAAGCTATACTACTAGTATGAAACTTATTACTATAG